TGTAGAAATAGTTGATATTATCAAACCTATATATAACTTTAAAGCAAGTGAATAAGCAGTCAAGAGAGCCATATGAGAGCCAGACTAAATCCTAAAAAAGAAAGGAGGTCTGGCTCTATTTTTATGGAAAAAATTACAGAAGGCTCGCTTGAATGGTATCGGGCAGTGCTGAATCAGATTATCAGTAGTGACATGACAATCTATCAGAACCAAAAAGATTGCCTTGATTTGCTCTTAAATATGAATATTGATCTTCCTTTCAACGAGAATCAAGAAGCACGGAAAATGGCTATGAAAGTAAGTCAATACTCACATAACATAGCAGAGAAGTGTGCTGCATTAACTGGTAGTGGTGACTTTGATGATATCTACTGGCAGTATTTGTTACTGGAAGCACCACATTTATTTGAAAGTTACTTGCTTTATATGGAAAAAAATAGACCGGACAGCAAGAAATTTTATATTCCACGAAAAAAAACACTACATGTGGTAGCCAAAGACCTACAAGATTTGGAAGAAAGAAAGATAGAGTTTTACGGCTTATCACTCCCAAGCCGTGTTGGAAAATCTACTATGTGTATTTTCTTTATGTCATGGATAATGGGGAAAAGACCGAATAGTCATAGTGCCATGGGCGGTCATTCTGGAAAACTGGCAAAAGGATTTTACGGAGAACTTCTTAATCTCATTAATACACAGGAATACAACTACAGTGAAATTTTTCCACAATCGAAACTTCAAAAACAGAGTGCTGATGATTTTGAAATAAACCTGGACAAGCCAGACAGATTTGCAACAATGACTTGCCGTGGTATTGAAGGTACTTGGACAGGTGCCGTTGATATTTCTTCCGATGGGTATTTGTACGTGGATGACCTTGTAAGAGATAGACAACATTCATTAAGTCCTACCCGATTGGAAAATACATATCAAGAATATCTAAACAAGATGGTTGACCGTAAGATTGATGGTGCAAGAGAACTTATGGTTGGAACCAGATGGAATTTATATGATCCTCTTGGAAAGATTGAGAAGCTAAATCGGGATAATCCAATGTATCGGTTTAGAAAAATTCCAGCTTTGAACGATGATGGTGAATCCAATTTCGATTATGAGTATGGCGTTGGATTTTCAACAAAATATTATGTCGATATGAAAGCCAGGTTAGACGCTAACGAATGGGAAGCCAAATATCAGCAAAAGCCCTTCTTACGTGAAGGAATTGTGTTTGCAGCTGACGAATTAAGATATTATAACGGCGTTCTCCCAGAAGGTGGATTTGTTAAAAATGTTTCTGCTTGCGATGTTGCGTGGGGTGGTGGCGATAGCTTATCAATGCCAGTGGGTGCAGAATACGAAAATGGAGATGTATATATTTATGATTGGATTTTTAGCACAGTACCAAAAGAAGGAACATTGCCATTAGTTGTTGGAAGAATCATGGGAAATAATATTCAATCCATCAATTTTGAAGCAAATAATGGTGGAGATATGTATGCCTATTATGTAAATGAACGCTTGAAAGAACATAAATACGCTTGCAGCACGACAAGTACAAAAGCACCTTCAAAACAAGCAAAAAAAGAAAAAATAAATCAATATTCCGGGGATGTTAAGCAAAATTTTATATTTTTGGCTCCGAAATATCAAGATAAACAGTATCAAAAGGCTATGGATGAATTAACTACATTCGTCTATATTGGCGATAATGAACATGATGACGCCGCCGATGGAGTTACACAGCTTGCAATAACGCTTGCCGGCAAAAGATTTGCAGAAGTAAAAGCAACCAAAAATTTTATGTGGGGAAGGAGATAGAGTATGATGACTACAGCTCAATATTTACGCCAGATTGAAAATTATGATAACAGAATCAAAAACAAGCTTATCGAAGAAGAACAGCTCAGTTCTCTTTCCACAAGTGTATCTGCAATTCCTGTTGGAGAAAAGGTACAAACTTCTGTAAAACGTGATCCGATGGGAGATATGATTGCAAAGATATTTGATCTGCGAGAAGAGATTTCAGAAATGATATCTGAATTTTTACAAAAAAGACAAGAAATAGTTCGAACTATAGAACAGGTTGAAGACCCGTTGCTATACGACATACTATTTAAGCATTATGTTGAGTACAAATCATTGGTTCGTATCGCAGACGAGATGGGTTATTCAGAGATTCACATTAAAAAAAAGCATTTAAAAGCCATAGCAGAAATAAAAAAGATAAAAGGTTTCGAAAGATGATACCGAAGTATACTGAAAAATACTTTTAATATGTGTAGAATATAAAGTAGAGCATTGGATTAAAACATCCAGTGCTTTTTATTTTGCAGAAAGGATGGTTCGGCTCGTGAGAAATACAATGAATTTTGTAGATTTATGCCGAGGTGAATTCGGTAGAAAAGTAGCCTACACAGGCGTTGACCGAATCACTCCACAAAATGTAGTAAAAGTAGTATCAGATACAATTGGCATACATAATAAAAATCGAACATTGATTGATTACTTGTATCGGTACATGAAAGGCGATCAGCCAATATTGTACCGAAATAAAATAGTCCGTCCAGAAGTTAATAACAGAGTGGTTGAAAATCACGCATTTGAAACCGTGAAGTTTAAAGCTGGACAGATTTGCGGGGAACCAATCCAATATGTATGTAAAAAGAAAAATGCAGATAAAAAAATAAATGAGCAAGTTGATTTGCTGAATGATTATCTGGATGAAGCCAATGCAGATGCAAGAAACATCCAAAGGGCAATATACCAAAGTGCAACAGGAACTTCTTATAAGGCCATTCTGAAAGAAGAGGATTGGACAAAAAACGGAGATTTACCACCGTTTAGAATTTTCATTCCGTATCCAGGTGATTGTTACATTGTATACTCACAGAGAAATGGGAAACCAATGCTTTCCGTGCAGATTTTAAAAGATGAAGATGAACAGCAATATTATTTATGTTATTCAAAGAACCAGTTTTTTGAAATTAAGAATGGAAAAGTAACTAACTACGGCATCAACGGTTTTGGAGGAATTCCTATTGTTGAATGCCCGAATAATCATGACAGGCTTTCAGATGTTGAAATTGCAATCACATTATTTGATGCAATTAACAAATACCAGTCTGACAGATTAAATGGCGTTGAACAGTTTGTGCAAGCCTTTATGAAGTTTAAGAACTGCGAGGTAGACGAAAACGAGTTTTTGAAAATGGTAAAACTTGGTGCTATCTCTGTTAAAGATACTGGAAACGGCTGTCAGTCGGATGTTGAACTGATGACCGCTGAATTGAATCAATCAGAGAGCCAGGTTGCAAAGGATGATATCTACAATAATATGCTGATTGTGGAAGCAATGCCAAACCGACAAAGCAATAGCGGAGGAGATACAGGAAATGCCGTATACCTTCGTAATGGATGGGATTTCGCAGAGAGAGATGCAAAATTGGTAGAAGCATTCACCAAGGAAGCTGAAAAGGAATCTGCCAGAATCATTCTGAATATTATTCGCGGCACATCAAATGATGTTAATATCTCAACGCGAGATTTCGATGTAAAGATAACCAGAAACCCGACAGACAATATGCTTGTAAAAGCACAGGCACTTGATTATCTGTTCAAAAATAAAATTCATCCGCTTATTGCACTGATTACTTGCGGTTTATTTAGTGATCCGCAGAAAGTCTACGAAATGAGTTTACCGTATCTGGGAACTATTTACCCGGAACTGGCAGACCCGGAAGCGGAAATGCAGAAAGCACAGCAATTACTTGACGGAAAGTTTCAAAATCCGTCCAAAACAGAACCAATGGCAAATTCTCCATCTAACGAAGAATGAACCAAATTTCGATTATTTAAGGAGTTTTAGAGAAATCTAAGGCTTCTTTTTTAATACCCAAAATCAAATAAATTGCAACAGCCCGTGAGCGTAAATCGGGTACAGACCATGTGCGGAGCGAACCGTGTTGAAAAAGCGTATTGGACTGGAAGAAAGGAGATTTCAATGACAAGAGAACAGGCAAAACAGGCACTTATCGGTATGGGAGTTGCAGAACCTTCCGAGGAACAGGTTTCTAAGCTTCTTGATTCTATTTCTGCTGAAACTAAGAAAGAGAAAGACAAAAATGTTTCTCTGAAGGAAAAAGCTGAAAAAGCAGATTCCCTGGAAAAAGAGTTGGAAGAGTTGAAAAAGCAGAACATGACCGAAGCAGAACGGCTAGAAGCTGAACGCAAGAAAGAAAAGGAAGCAGTGGATAAGGAGTTAGCTGATTTGAAAGCTGCGCTTGCAGAATCCAACAAAAAAGCCCTTACCAGTGAAATTACTTCTATGTTCGCAAATGCAGGACTTTCAACCGAAACATACGCGAGTGCTATTAAAGCATACGCATCTGCACCGTATGAGAAACCAGAAGATGCAATGAAAGAAGTCGAAACTTTTGTTAAGGGAGTTTCCGAAGCAAATAAAATAGCACTTGATACCGCAAAAGCAGCTTGGGAGAAGGAAACATTGGAAAACACTCCGAATCCGGGCGGCGGTAGTGGTAGCAAACAGGAAAAAACTAGTAAAGCGTCTGAGTACGCTAAACAGTATTCAGCACGTATGAACCCAGAAGTAAAACCGGCTGATGATAATGCACCAGCTAATTTCTAAGAAAAGGAGATTTTAAAACATGGCTTTCATGAAAATTAAGCAGTACGAATCTACCCCGAATATTCTTGAATCTGAGGTAGGACTTGTACTCAAAACTTACACAGCAGATCAGACAAATGCAGTTGCAGTTAATGACAGAAAAATTATTAAGGCAGGTTCCGTATACCCAACAAACGCAACCGGCGCAAAAGGTCTTGTGTTTGAAGATGTGGATATGACAGACGATGAGAAGCGTCCAATTTCCGTTATTGTTGCCGGACGTGTCCTAGAAGACCGACTTCCCGCAACTGTTGACACAACTGCAAAAACTGAATTACAGGCACTTGGAATTGTGTTTGTAGAAGAAACCGAAGTTGTATTTTAAGGAGGATAATAAGCAATGGCATACAATGTATTAGAAGCAATCAGCGAGGAAGAAAGACTTAATTTCTCCCAGAATTTCTCTGTTAAAAGACCTGGAATCCTTGATACCATTTTCCCGGATGTAAAAACAGATTACTGGAAGGCTGAATACTACAGACTTATGAGCGGACAGCGGCTTCCGGAAATCGCATTTGTACACGCCCTTGACACCGAAGCGGAAATCGGTTCCAGACCTGGTTTTGAAAAGGTGTTGACCGAGAAACTTCTCATTAAAAGGAAGCTCAATCAGTCCGAGAGCTTACAACAGGCTATCGAGAACGGTGTACCAGATAATGAGGAACTTACAGACTTTGTATTCGATGACGCGACAAACCTTTTTGAGGCCGTCCTTGCCAGAACCAAAGTTATGAAAGGACAGGCACTGTCTACTGGAAAACTTGTTATCAAAGAAAACAAAGTGGACATGACTATTGATTTTGGAGTTCCGTCTGAATTAAAAATTACCATTACAGACTGGTCTAAACCAGATTCTGATATTATGGGTGATATTCAGAAAATGGTTCAGCTTGCAGAAGATGGCGGCTATGTTGTCAATAAGGCAATTACCTCTCTTAAAATGATTAACAACATGAGAAACAACACCGGAATGCAGACCGCAGTTCTTGGCGCAGCAAACAAACGTCTTCTGACGAAACAGGAGCTTGCAAACCTTCTCATGCAGGAGTACGGAATTACAATTGATCGCTGTGACGAAAAATTCCGTTACAGAAGCAAAGGCATTGTTAAAACAGGTAGATATTTCAAAGAAGATGTATTTACCCTGTATGAATCTAACCAGGATGGCTCTTTTGGTACTGGACTTTGGGGCGCAACACCAGAGGAAAAAGAGTACCGTCAGTTCATTCAGCAGCAAAACCGTTCCTTTATTACCATGTCCATGTGGGCTACGCCAGATCCAGTTGCAGTATGGACGAAAGCTTCTGGAATGTTCATCCCGGTTGTACCGAAAGCAAACGGCGGTATCGTGATCGGTACCAAAGCGGGGGAATAACCGGGCATAGTCTCGATGAAAACAGCCAGTCACCATCTGTAGCAAGTGTGAATGATACATCAACACACAAGTATACAGAAAGCGAGTTGTCTAATATGACTGTATCACAGTTAAGACAACTTGCAAGTGATAACGGCTATGCCCTAGCAGCAACTAATAAGGCTGGAATAATATCAGAGATTTTATCTCAGCAAAGGTAGGTGATTAAATGGACGAACAGCTTATAGAGGACTTGACAAATTATCTTGAAGATGATTCAGAAACTGCGAGGATGATTCCTCTTTCGGCAAAGAGGGCTATTCGTTCATTTAAGAAGAAAAGGAATTATCCTTCATCTTACAGTGATGAGAAAATAAATTCCGATATGGAAAACTGCTATGATTGCATATTTGATTTGGCTCTTTTCTTTCTGGTGAAACAGGGAGCTGAATTTCAAGGATCGCATTCCGAATCTTCTGTAAACAGAAATTGGAATTCTGAAGCTGAAATATATGTGAATCATGGTGTTTTTCCATTTATCGGATTCTAAGATGGTGTGTGCGTGATACGTCAATCCTCCCACGTATCGCAGGGGTGCTTCAAATTAGGTGGGTAGAAGCAATATCTTAAAAAATGGGAGTGATGGAAAGGAATAGCGATGGGATGTGAACACGAGTGTATCAACGAACACCGCTTGAAAGAATTGGAAAGTGCCGTCCATGAGATGAAAGAAAAGCATTCCAAAAGGGATGGAGTTTTTTTTGAACGTATCAATGCGCTGGAACAGAAAATTGCTTTATACAACAATGACCTGGGACACATTAAGGATACAGTTGACGAAATGAACGACAATTTAAAATCACTCATGGAAAAGCCAGGAAAGTTACAGGACAAAATAATTGCTTATGTCATAACTGGCATAATTGGTATTGTTTTAGGCTTTGCCCTAAAAGGCATTTTCCCGGTGTAAATATTGATTCCACTACAGGGAGGACAGTGGAATGGATGATTATAAAGACTTTTCAGAAGATGAAAGAATCTTCTATTTGCGTGAAGCTGGATTTGATTCCAGAGAAAAAGAGTTATTCAGATTGCGTGTTTACGAAGAAAAAACACTTGCAGAAGCTTCAGAAATCATGGGCTACAGCACAAGAACAGTAGACCGCATAAACAGAAAATTAAAGAAGAAAATTATGAAAGTCGCCCCGATGTATTGTCGGGGCTTTTCTTTGTATTCATAAAACGTGGCGTATTTATGGCGTTATCGTGGCGTGTTAATCAACCTCTTATTATTGTAAAATATAGTTATAAAAACAAGGGAGGTTTGAGATATGCAGTATGGTAATCCGTATTTTGCGCAACCATTTCAACAAATACAGCCGTATCAAGATAGATTAGCACAATTGCAGAATAGTTATCAGCAGGCAATGCCATACGGACAGGCACAAATTCAACAACCAATGCCACAAGTACCACAAATTCCCATGTTACAAGGGCAGATGGTAGATGGCATTGATACTGTAAAGGCAAAAGACGTAGATATGTCTGGAAACCCTGTTTATTATCCAAAAACAGATGGAACAGAAATATATAGAAAACAATTACAGGCAGATGGAAGAAGTAGAATTTTTGTTTACCGACTTATAAATCCGGAAGAACAACAGCAACCAAAGGCAGAAGAAAAACCGATTGACATAGAAGCTATGTTTAATCAGCTTCGAAACGATGTTTGTTCTGAGATTTCCGAAATAAAGAGTATGTTTCCGACACAAATGTCGGGAACACCGGAACCCAAGCAGAATGGAGGTAAACAGAGATGATGAATCCAATGCAACTTATGCAGATGATACGTGGTGGAGGGAATCCTCAACAAGCCATAATCAATATGATGAAACAACAGTCTGGAAATAATCCTGTAATTGACAATGCAATTAACATGATGGAAAAAGGTGATAATGCAGGAATTGAAAAACTTGCAAGAAATCTTTGCCAAGAAAAAGGGATTAATCCTGATGATATGTTATCGCAGGTTAAGAATCAGTTTGGAATAAAATAAATTCGCTACAATAATTAAAAGAGCCGCGGTCTTTTGATTTTGTATAAATTACAAAAATCAATAAGGAGGTAATCGCTATGATGAATGGTGGATTATCAGCAAGCGATGTCGCTGTATTAAGCGGCTCTAATAACCGTGCAGATGAAGGCTATGGCTTTGGCGGTGGCTGGGCATGGTGGATTATAATATTGCTTATCTTTGGCTGGGGCGGTTTCGGCGGCTTTGGTGGCTGGGGTGGCAATGGTACAAATGGTGCCGGCTTCCAAGGATGGGCTACCCGTTCAGATATTAATGAGGAATTCGCCCTTAATGATATTCAAAATGGTATCAGAGGTATTCAGCAGGGTATCTGTGACAGCACATATTCTCTTAACAATACCATGCAGAGTGGCTTTAATGGTATGAATGTCGGAATGCTTCAAGGCTTCAACGGCGTTCAGCAGGCAATCAATGCTGATACTGTAGCCGGTATGCAGAATACCAATGCATTACAGTCTCAGTTAGCAAATTGTTGCTGCGAAACAAGAGAAGCAATCCAGGGCATCAATTATAACCTTGCCACTAACACTTGTGCTCTCCAGAACACAATGAACAACAACACCAGAGATCTTCTGGAAAACCAGAACAGCAACACAAGAGCAATCCTTGACTTTTTGACTAACGATAAGATTGCAACATTACAGGCAGAGAACTCTGATCTGAAACGTGCTGCATCCCAGGATCGCCAGTCTGCATTGCTTACAACAGAGATGTACGCACAGGCTCAGAGATTAATCAATGCAATCAACCCGGCTCCGATTCCTGCATTCCAGGTTCCAGCTCCATATGCATACGCAGGATGTAATACATATGGTAACGGTTGTTGCTAAGTAACTCACCCTTAGAGGTTGACTAATTCTAAGAGGTGGGTTGCGGCTCACCTCTTATTTTGATTGAGAGGTAGAAATATGAGTTGTAAAAATGTTTGTAAGCTCTGCAACCGTCTTGTAATAAGCCAAGCTGTTGCGTTTACAGGAGGTAATCTTGTAATCACACTCCCAGCAGGCAGTTACAACAATGGAGAGAAATATTGTATTGTTGTTGCACAAAGTATACCAGAAGCCACTACAATTACTGCTCCGGTAATGATTCAGATAGGAACAGGAACAACTTTGTATCCGCTAGAAAATCGTTGCTGTGCACAGATTACGGCTTGTGGAATAAGAACCAGAACGAAGTACGCAACCAGAGTAGCTACAAGTGCAACTGGCGGAATATTCAAGATGTTAGGAAATCCAGCTTGTAGTCCGAGCAACAATTTGAAAGCAATTAATGGTACAGCCCCAACGACAGAAGCACCTGTTACGCAGGCTGTTAGAAAGGGGGCACTGTAATGCATAAAGTTGCAATGGAAATGGGAAAATGGGCTATGGAAAAAGCCAAAACACATGGCTTTGATAATCTCAGTGCTCAAGATTGGGACGATTTGAAAGACTGCATGGAAGCAGTAAAATGTGCGATTTGCGCTGATAAAGATTATCGCATTGTGGAAGCTATGGACGAATGCGAACAGGAAGAAAAGTATCTTGGACGCATGGGATATGACAGGTATCGTTATTCCAATGGCAGATTTGCCCCAAAAGGCAAAGGAAGTCGTATGGGATATAAACCATATCTGTACATGGAAGATGATGACTGGATGGATGAGTATTTAAACAATCCAGAATTTGAGCGCAATATGTACCGCATGGGATATCATCCAGATCGTAGTGATATGGAAATGGGTGACATGAATCGGAAGAAATCCAGATATGGCGAATCCTATGATAGATACGATGAGAATCGTAGGCACTATCATGATTCCAAAGACACGGAATCCAAAAGAAAAATGGATGATTCCATGAAGGAGTACACATCTGACATTATCCGTAATCTTACTGAGATGTGGTCTGATGCAGATGCAACGCTCAGACAGTCAATGAAAACTGACCTGACCAGACTGGTACAGCAGATGAACTAAAGCAATAAATGAATTAAGTCCTTGTCGCAAATTAATGCGGCAGGGGCTTTTTTCGTAGAAAGGATGGTAATAAACCATGCTACGACAATTCTACATGAATGGAGATTTATGGAGAGTGCAGTTTGTTCCACCACAAGATGATGTTTTAATTGACCGCACAGGAAACAGAACACTTGGAGTATCGGATTATTCCACCCATATTATTTCGATTGCGAACAACCTACATGGAGAACTTCTAAACCGTGTATTTATCCATGAGTTAGGACATTGTGTGATGTTCAGCTATGGTTTACTGCAAGAGCTTCACCATATGGTTAAGAAACGATATTGGGTGGACGCAGAGGAATTTGTATGCAATATTCTAGCAGACTACAGCCATTTCGTAATTGGCACAGCCAGAGATATTTTGGGAAACCAATTTACATATGTAGCCCCTGTTGGAATGGAAAGGATGACTGCATGAGAGTATTAAGATTTATTGTAAATAATCAAAGAATTTATCCAGATCCGAAGTGTGATTTCTCTGGACTGGTAAAGGGCACGACTGGATATCTTAAAGCATTGTTTATCTTTTCTCCAGAGTGGAACGGATGTAAAACAGCTGCTTCATTTTGGAGAATGGAAAAAGAATACCCAGTAATACTGAAAAACAATCAATGTGAAATTCCAACGGAAGCCCTTACTTGGGATTATTTTTCTGTATCTGTCACTGGCGTAAAAGATAACGGAAAATACATTATAACTACTGGTAAAACCAAAGTATCACAGAGGGGGTAGAACATGGCAACAGCACTTGATTTACTTATGAGCACAAAAGAAGATGTTAATTTGCTTTCTGAAGAATCCGATATATGCACAATTGATGCTAAGACAAGGGTTATTTTCGTGCCCTCTACAATCGTAGTTGGTGGAGTGCAATCTGACAAGAATGCAGAACGTATTAAATTTTCATGTCCCAAAATTGTAGGAGATAATCTTGATTTATCCAAATTTTCAGTCAGAATTAACTTTGAAAACGTAAGCAGTGTGGATTTTAATGTTTCTATCAAAGACCAATACATTTGTGATGATGTAGCTGTAGATGGCGAAAATGTAACTTTTTCTTGGTTGATTGGAAGAAATGCAGCAAGGTATATGGGAACGGTACGTTTTATTGTTTGCGCTGTTAAAACGGATTCCGATTCAAATATTAGTATTGAATGGAATACCACAATAGCGGAAGTACCAGTGCTAGAGGGTATCGAGATTGATCAACCACAGATAGGACAGGAAGAAAAAGATGTTATAAATCAGCTTTTGGAGCTTACTAAAAACACATCTGCGGAAGCTGTTCAAAATGTAAATTCCGCAAAAGAACAAGCTATTAAGGACATCCAGAGTGTATCACAGCCAGACACTACATTGACTATAGAAGGTGGGCTTGCAGAAGCAAAAGCAACGGGAGAAGCTATTGGTTCGCTAAAGGAAGATATAGCTACGTTCACAGGCTTAAAAAATGCAAATGGTGAGGAACTGTGGGAGAGAAAGGGCATTTGGAATGGTGATAAAGGCAATTCATCTCAACGAATTACAACCATAAATTATATAGCAGAAGATGTTGAATGCGTTGTTGCTTTAAATGGCTACGTTTTTAATTTATGGGGGTATGACGAACACAATACGTCTGTAGGGTGCTGGAACGGTAATTCGTTTGTAAATGGAAACCAAAATATTACATCTGCGGATTTGGTTTCAATTAGAAAAATGTACCCATCATACCATTTCTATTTAGTATTATGGATAAATAATGATATAGAAATAACAACAAGTGCTTATGTTAACGCTATTTTTGTAAAGGGCGTTCCAAAATGGGTTCAGTATTTAGATAATTCAGTAGAATTATTTAAAAGTTCAACGGATTTTCTTTTTTCAAGTACCTATAAAACAATTCTAAGTGATGCAAACAACGCTACAAAAGGCTATTACTATTGCTACTTTAATACATCGGAAATCGCAGACGGAAAATGCACTAAAAATTTACCCGTGTATGGTATGACATTAAGTGGATGCTTATTCTCGTTCTTAAATACACAGTTAAAAGGTGGATGCTACCAATTTTTCTTAAATTCTTCGGATAATACTTTATGGTTTAGATATAATAATGGTTCGACATGGTTAGAATGGAAGAGATTGAATAACTGTAAAAATATTGTTGAAGTGTCAATAACAGGCGAAAAAATGTTTTCATCAATAGGTAAAGCGGTTAACTACGCTTCTTCTTTCGCTACTAAATCGAACCCTGTAACCATTAAAATATACCCAGGTGTTTACAACGAAACAGTAAGCATTCAAAATAAAAATATTTCGCTTATTGGCACTAATAAAAAAGATTGCATAATAATGAATGACAAAGGTGGATATGATGATGCACCTATATTTGCAAGTGGCAATTTTTATATTTCAAATTTGACAATTAAAGCGACACATGATGGTACACCTAATTTTGTTGAAAACAGAAGGGATGATTACACCATAGGAGCTTATGGCGTACATGTTGACAACGCTGATTATTCAGACGAAACAGAAAAAAAGGGTATAATTGAAAATTGTATTATATATTCAGCTCAAAACCAAGCTGTAGGAATTGGGATGGCTAAAAATTGTAAATACATTATTAGAAATTGTGAGCTAATAAATGATACGCCCGATAGAATGTATGAACTCTACAGCAGACCGCTGAAAACAGGAGCACTGGGGTGTCACAGAGGATATTTCGATGGTTCTAATTATTACCAAATCTTAGAAGTATCTAACTGTATATTAAAAGTAAATAAGGGCGTATCAATCCAACTTGGCCCTTTTACAAAAGAAGGTACTGGTATGGAGGAACATTTTTACAACAATATGCTTTGGAGTGGGACATTGGGTAAAAGTGATAGTGCAATAGGAACATACCAAGAAAAACCTTACACATCTTATGAACTATCAGAAGATTGCTATGGTAACAACGTATCAGCATTAAATAATTAACTAAATAGGGCTTTAGTTAAGCAACCAAATTTAAGAAAGAGAGGAAATATGAGAGGATTAGTCCGTCAAAAGCAAAATGTATATTGGTCACGAATATCAGAAAAAACAAAAGGATTAGACCGCATTAAAGTTTATGAGAAGCCAGTTTTATACTCTTTTTCTGTATCATCTACAGCCGGAACACCAGAAGAAATTGCAGCCGGAATAGTGCCAGATTATGATAGGTATATTACAAGCTTTAATCGAAATTTTCATCCACAGGAAGCGGACATATTTTGGATAGATAGAATCCCACAAATAAGCGAGGATGGAAGCCTTGTTTTGGACGAAAATGGCGAACCTACAGTATTGCCAGATTACACACTAAAGAAGATTTTAGACACACAAAAAGGCAATATTGCCAGATACGGAATTTCTAAGAAGGGAAACGAAGATGGGTAAGACAATAAAGTGTACCTTATCACAGAAATCAATCCAAAAAGCTATTGATGAAATAAAAAATTATCAAAAATCTTTAAGGAACAAAAATGAAATCTTCATAAAAAGATTATGTGAATTAGGGATTCCAGTTATTGACCAGAATATTTTAGCAGCACAAGGCGATTCCGATAAGAACCACAATACTTACATCAAAATTAACAGTTTTGGGGACTATGCAGAAGCCCATTTAATATGCGAAGGCAAAAGCATTTTATTCATTGAATTCGGCGCTGGTATTTACCACAATGGTGCAGCCGGTTCTAGCCCACATCCAAAAGGAGAAGAATTTGGTTATACAATCGGTTCTTACGGACAAGGAAAAGGAAAAAACGATTCCTGGGTATATATTTCTGATTCCGGCGAATGGGTACGTTCTTACGGTACAGAAGCTACAATGCCAATGTATAAGGCAAGCGTAGAAATCATTCAGAATATCCGCAAAATTGCCAAAGAGGTATTCTATTCCTAAAGAAGATACCATAATATACTGAATGATACCAATTAATTATGGTATCATTACAGTGTTAAATTGTAGTATAACATGCAATACATTCACTATAAAGGTGTGCGCATTTTTTATTGTGAGGTGACAGATATGCCAGACACAATAGAATCCCCTGTACTGGAAGTTTTTTCAAAATGGGGAGCGGCTGTTTCTAAGATTACCGGCGCAGACAATTATTCCATGGACGGAAGCGAAACAAATGCTTCTGGCAAAAAGGCATATGCACAGCTTTATATGCTTGGAAATCCAATTACGAGAGGTGACCTTGAAGGGGATGAGTGCGCAACAATGCCATCATTTCAAGTAAATTGCTTCACCTCTGGGAGTAAAGCATTAACCAGATTGTATGAATTGGACAAGATAAGTCACAAAACTATGGTGAGCATGGGATTCCGCCGCACATACGGACCGGAGCCTATGTTTTTTGGTGACAGTGGAATCAAAAAGCTTGTAAGCCGATACAGCCGAATATATACAGGAACCTTATTAGATTAGGAGCATAAATGCTTCTATTTTTTTACCAAAAAATATGAAAGGAGAACGCCAAATGAAAGCAGACAAATTACTTTGGCTGAAAGCAGCAGGAATTAGAGCTGTAAAAACAGTCGCACAAACAGCAATAGCAACCATCGGAACCGCAACTGTAATTGGCAGTGTTGACTGGAAAATGGTTTTATCCGCGTCTTTACTTTCCGGCTTTTTATCACTGCTTACATCTGTAGCAGGATTACCAGAACTGAAAACAGACAAAGAAGAGTAGAAAGGCGGTGATCCGCTATCTCCCGGCACAGGGTTACGTGCATAAAGCTTAAATTAAAGAAAGGAGCCTATTAAAATGGCAGATTTAACAACACTTGGCGTAACTTTTCATTACGGTGTTGAAACCGCTAAAGGAACAAAGCCAACTGCATTCACATGGTTAAAAAGATGTAGTTCCATTGGTGGAATTTCCCTTGACACAGAGCAGATTGACGTATCAGCTCTTGAAGACTTCATTACACAGTATGCGTCCGGTAGACAGGATACTGGTGGTACTTGGGATGTAACCTTCAATCTTAACGCTGATGTTATCACAGCATTAAAGAAGCTTATGACTGATACGGCAACAGGAAAGACAAAAGGATTTAGAGTTTGGTTTGAAGTTGTATTTCCAGACCTCGCTGATGCATTTTTTGTTATCGCAGACCCAGGGAAAAATATTCCATTATCTGATATTGGACAGAATGAAGCAGCAACAATTCCGCTGTCCCTCATTATTCAAGAGTATAAAGGCCTTGATACAAAAGTTGTTTCTGACGAACTTACGCAGGCTTTAGATACCGCAAAAGCAGTAGCAGATTCCACAGGTGCAATGACACTTAACTAAAAAACATGTCGGGAGGATTATAAAATGGTAACTTTTAATGTACACGGAAAAGAGTATAAGGTTGTATTTGGATATGGACTTCTTACAAAAACAGATGTGCTGGACAAGGTACAGGGAATTACAGACGGAAAAGAGAGAAGCCTTCAGAAGATGATTTCTCTTCTTCCGGAACTGCTTCTCGCTGGACTTCAAAAGAAGCACAAGGAAGAGTTTGGGTATGAAAGTGATTCTGAAAAAAAAGCTGCTCTTGATAAAGTCTGTGACCTTTTGGATGATTACGAAGATGAAGGAACTGAGGAAAATCCGAAAAGCGGATTTGATTTATACCAACTTCTTGACAAAGAATTGGAGAAAAACGGTTTTTTATCCGGTCTGCTGAATGCAGTAGCAGAAGCACAGGCAGTGGAGAAGAATGCAACGAAGCTTCCACAGGATCACAAAAAGAAAAATTAACTTTTCGAGAAGTTGTTTACCAAGAGATTCTTCCTTTATACCTCTCTATTGGTGTATCTAAAGAAGAATTTATGGATTCCACCCCAACAGAGTTAAAGCCTTATCTCGAAGCTGAAAAGATACGCCAAAAGAGAAAAGATGCCGAACTCTGGCAAGCTGGCATTTATGAAACATCAGCCACATTCACAGCTGTTGCAAATGCTTTAATCGGAAAAAAATGCAAGGCAGAGTATTTGAAGAAGCCTTTACTGGAATCAGCAGAGGAAGAAAAACGTAAACAGGAAGGTATACTTTCCGAAGAAGAAAAGAAAAAACAGAGAAACGCACTATTGGCAAGCTTGCAACTCATGCAGGCGAACTTTGAGCTTAACCATGAAAAGGGCAGGCAGGATGAATAAGTCTTGTCTGCCCTTTATTTTTTTGTAAAAAAAAGGAGGGATAAATAAAATGGCTGACAATACCATTGATACCCTTGATATACAGATTAGCAGTAGTACAGAAAAAGCAGTACGTGCGCTGACTAATCTTTCTAAAAAACTTACAGATGTAAATTCTGCATTAAGAGGAGTTAATACAAACGGATTACGTAGTTGTGTAAGGGAACTTGGAAAACTAAAAGAACTTGATATAGGGAAAATGACAAGCATTGCTGATGGAATTGGAAAATTCTCAAATTCCATAAAGACAATGGGTGGAGTAGATTATAAAGGCTCTGGTCTGAATGCAGTTATCAACTCAATAAACAGACTCAGCCAGGTTGATATAAGTAGTTTTGATACAGGAAAACTCGGAGAAATAATCCATAAATTAAGCAACTTGGCAGAGATTCCAGATGTATCTTCCAGCGTTAATCGCTTTGTCAATTCAATGGCTAGATTAGCAAATTCTGGTGAATACATTGCAAATGTATCAGCTGAATTACCTGGGCTTGGAAGAAATCTTAAATCAATCGTAGAGAGCTTTACGAGCGTTGGCGATATATCTGAACCTGTAAATAGGTTAGTTCAGTCTATTGCACAATTGGCAAGTTCTGGAAATAGAATCGGACAAACGTCAAGCCAGCTTGGAACACTAGCAAAGGAAGTATTATCTTTCTTTGACGTGATGAAAACTGCACCTAAAATCAGTGAGAACACCATCCGCATGACGGAAGCACTGGCAAAGTTGGCTAATGCAGGGGGAAAGGTAAATTCCGCTACAAATTCTATATCCAGTGCGTTTTCTAAATTATCATCTGCAACATCTAGCCTTGGTAATATTGTTAGTAAAACTTCTTCTATAATTGGAACCGGGGTAAAAGGCATTATTGGATGGTTTCAACGTCTCGGGAATAGTAGTTCTGGAATTAAAACCGCTTCTTTTAATCTCGGAAATTTGCTTAAAACTGCTATCGGTTTTAAGGCTATTCGTGGTCTGGCAAATTTAGGAAAAAGTGCAATTGGTTTTGGCTCTGCTATTACAGAAATCGAAAATGTTGTAGATGTTTCCTTTGGAAGCATGGCAGATGAAGCCTACAAATTTGCTTCTACGGCTAAAGAACAATTTGGATTATCTGAATTGGCAGCAAAACAATATTCTGGAACCATGATGGCAATGATGAAATCATCTGGTGTTGCGCAAGATGCAGCTTCTAAAATGTCAATTTCTCTTGCCGGATTAGCTGGAGATATTGCATCATTTTACAATATTGATACTGATACTGCTTTTCAAAAAATACGTTCTGGAATATCTGGGGAAATTGAGCCTTTAAGACAATTGGGTATTAATTTATCCGTTGCAAATATGGAGTCTTATGCCCTTTCAAGGGGAATTACAACATCTTATAACGCAATGTCCCAAGCTGAAAAAGTTGCTCTTCGATACAACTATTTAATGTCAGTTACAGGAGATGTGCAAGGGGATTTCGCAAGGACATCTGGCACATGGGCGAACCAGGTTCGTTTACTCACTCTGAATTTCCAGTCACTTTCCGCAGTAATCGGGCAAGGCTTAATTGCTGGAATCCTTCCGGCTATTCAAGCACTTAATGCGCTCATGTCAAAGCTTATGCAAGCCGCAAATGCATTCCGCAACTTCATGTATGTATTGATGGGTAAGAAACTAAAAGGCTCGCAGAGTGGAGTTAGTGATATTGTATCTAACTTAGGCGGTATAGAAACAGCTGGTGACGATGCCTCCTCCGGGCTTGATGACGCTACATCATCTGCCAAGAAATTAAAAAAGGCACTTTCTGTATTGCCATTCGACCAATTAAATCAGCTTACAGATAATTCCGATAATTCTGGAACTGAATCTAAAAGTCTTGGTTCTGGACTTGGAGATTTAGCAGATAGTTTTGCTGGAATACAAGATTCACTGGATGAAGTTTTGACTGTTGACGAAACACCAATCAATAAATGGGCTGCTAAAATCAGAAAAGCATTTATCAATAAAGACTGGAAGGGACTAGGCTTTACTATTGCAGATATGATAAATGTTGGAATGCAAAAAATATACGAAGTTATTAATTGGAATAATGTTGGCCCGAAAATAACCGAATTTGTAAATGCATTTACCACGGCATTCAATTCCATGGTTAGCGGTATAGATTTTGACTTAATGGGAAGATTGCTTGGAGCTGGAATTAACACGGCAGTAAATACCCTAAACCTGTTGCTCGGAGAAGGAGGAATAGATTTTTCCGGAATAGGGGCAAAACTGTCTCAACTTTTAAAAGGTGCTATAAAGGAAATTGACTGGACAGGTCTTGGAAACTTAATTGGGAACAGTTTTATGGCATCTTGGAAAATGCTTTCTGGCTTTGTAAAGGATATGTCGAAAAAGGATGGTGCTGGAATTACCGGATGGAGTAAGCTTGGTACCGCACTTGGAAATGCCTTAAATGGTGCAATCAAAAAGATAGACATGAACACAATTGCAGACGCTCTTTCCGGTTTACTGAATGGGGCGTTTGAAAGCTTAAAATCATTTACCGAAACATTTAATTGGGATGATCTCGCAACCAAGATAAGAGATGGAATCGCTAAATTCATCAAAGAAACAAACTGGAAAGAAAATGGACAGGCTCTTGGAGATTTTATATCTCACCTGTGTACCGCATTAAAAGATTCTCTCACTACAGACACTTTCTATGAGTTCGGACAAGGAGTTGGAACATTCCTTGGTGAATTGCCATGGGGTGAAATCCTTAGTACCGCAGCTGATCTGCTATTAACTGGCCTTACCAGTGCATTAAACGGATTATTCGATGGATTAGAGGAAAAGCACCCGATAGCTGGTCATATTGCAGAATGGCTTACAAAAGCATTTATTGCAGTAAAAATAGCAAATATCACAGGTATTGGAACTCTTGTTGGTTCACTTGTGGGACACATTGCAGGGAAAATAGCTGAAAAGAAAAACGCTGAAATGATTGCAGAAAAATTAGCAGATGTACTTGGAGATGGCACAAGTGGGGCAAAAGAAGCAATAAAAGATTTAGGGGATGCGGCAGAATCTGCAGGAAATGGTGGGTTCACTACGCTTGCAGAAAAGATAAAAAATCTCGGTGATGTCGCACAAACAGCTGGTGGACAATTCCAAGGATTTTGGGGATACGCAACAAATTTGGGCGCAACTGCATTTGTCATGGAAGGCCTTGGACAGGTAAAAAAAGCTATGGACTTTAAAGACTCCACAGCTGACGCATTCAATGATTTTGAAGTTGTTAGAAAAGCATTAAAAATCCTTGAAGACCAAACTGGGATTTCCGGGGATAAATTTATCGGTCTTGGCGGTGATTTAAAAAATGTGAAAGACAATGCATTTGATTTTGATGGACAGCTCCAAACCGTAGAAACATCACTTGAAAATCTTGGAATTTCTTCCGATACATTTAAGCAAGCATTAAAACAGGCAATGGAAGAATCCGATACTTCTACAAATTCTCATGTAAGTAATATTAATGAATATATCGGTACGATGGGGACAGAATTTGATAATGCGAAATATGCATTAGAAAGACTTTCAAATCAAGCGGTAATCACTCCAACGCAGTTTGATGAATTAAGTGCTGTCCTTCAGCAACAAGAATCATCTGGTGCAACAGCCAGAGCCGCATTCCAAGCCTTGATGGATAAAATGGCAGAGATGGGAATTGAAACAGGAAAAGTTATTAAAGCTTTTTCAGAAGATGTTCCAAAATCTTCATCAACAATGAGCAAATCAGTGGAAACAGCTACGAAATCCATTTCTTCAAACTCTAAGACTGGTTTTGGAATAGCCAGTGCAGCTGTAAGCACGGCAATGGCTGGAATGAAAAAAAGCACAGAAAGCACAATGCCTTCCATTTGGTCAAAGATAAAGAACACGAATGATGATGTTGAAACCAACTCCAAAACAAACTGGGGAAATTCCGCAAGTGCTGTATCGACAGCTCTCGGAACCATGGACACCGATACCAAAGATGTAATGGGTAAGGTTATGACAACCATTCAAAGTTATTGGTCTTCCGTTCTGATCAATACAAACCAGATTTGGGAAAAGGCTTCTGGTAAAGTTGACACGGAAACTGGGAAAATGAAATCTTATACAGAAACCAATTTGTCTGGGATTTCGGATAAAATTAAAAGGCTATTTAATGTTAATCTTACATCAATTGGTCGGGAAACTGCTCAATCATTCGCTGATGGCATGAAACAAGTACATTTACCAACTCTGACTTATTATATTTCAGAGTGGAGAAAACATGATCTTGGTGGTGGAAGAACCAGTTCTACACCAGTTTACAAGCCTAATTGGTATGCCAAAGGTGGCCTTTTCAACGGCGCACAGGTAATTGGGATCGGAGAAAACGGTTCCGAAGCCGTTCTTCCTCTGGAAAATCCACGAACCATGAAGAAGATTGCAGACAGCATTGTTTCCAGTTCGGACGGAAGCATGGGACTTACAAAAGAAGAAATGGCAAAAGCTGTAGCACAGGGAGTTGCAATGGCAATGAGTATGAACAGCGGAAACAAGAATCCGCAGTACATTATGAACAGTATTATTCTGGACGGAAGCGAGATTGCAAAAGCAGTAACAAAAGCCCAGAATGATACTGATAGCCGTTTCAAACCATCCCCGGCATATTGATTTTTGACTGATTGTGTGGTATAATTTCTTCAATGAAGAAGTACACACGGTCTTGATTTTTGAGCCGCTAAGAAGAAATTAATATTTCTCAATTACTGTAATGTTTTTGGCTTGAATCAATTTATTTCAATCCACGTTCCCGCGTGGGGAACGACCAAGCTGGTAAAACCAACAGGCTAGACCGATCATCGAAAAGCGGAAATGCCTTGCCGCCTGCCTGTTGATTTACATACAGTTCAAGGCACTCTTTTATACGAAAGGCAGGTATCAATCTATGGCAAGAAAACCACTTAGCAAGAAAATCAGATTTGAAGTATTCAAAAGAGACAAATTCACATGTCAATACTGTGGAAGAATGTCACCAGACGTAATTTTGGAAGTAGACCATATTGAGCCAGTAGCAGAGGGCGGGGATAATGAGATTACAAATTTAATTACTTCGTGCCGCGACTGCAATAGAGGGAAGGGCAAAACTAGAATTTTAGATTCCAAAGCAATATCGTTTCAACAGGAAGCATTAAAAGATCTTGCAGAGAAAAAAGAACAGTTGGAAATGATTGCTGAATGGAAGAAAGAGCTACTTGATTATGATAATATGGCAGTAAACATGCTAACGGAATATTTTGAACAATTGACAGGGTGTGATGTAAACGATAACGGACGTAAGGAAATAGGAATATGGTTAAAAAGATTTTCAGCAGATAAAATTATGGAAGCAATGGAAAAATCTGTAAAATCATATTGTAAAGAATTTTCGTACGATGAAATTGTAATGGCATTTTCAAAAATACCAGGAGTGTGTATTAATCACTCAAAGGGGGATAATAAGTCAAAGTATTATTTTAATTATATAAAAAAAGTTTTAACATCACGAGGAATAGAGTTCAATCCGAAACTTTTAAAATATTATGTTGAAACATATTTGATTACAGAAGAAGATTTTGCAGCGGAAAAGAAAAGTAAACGGTATTTAAAAATATTTGTTTCATATCTACACCCCAGATTTGATAAAGATAAATTTGCTCAAAACTATATGATGGATAAATGCTTTGTTGGGATCGCTGATATTGACGGAGAAAAGAGCATAGAAAATCTTAAATATGGGCTTGATTTAGAAAGCAAAGGTTATTTCTTTTCAGATAGATACTCTCCGAAAAATAGAGTTAGTTTGATTCCTTATCTCAATGGCTTTACAGAACTGTTAAGAGAATATTATAGAGAATATTATCAAACATATAATGAGCCTCATCCTGTTTTAACTACCGAACAGGGATTAAGGCTTTTAAATCATTATGCGTCAAATAAATATTGGGCGAACTGTGTTACAAAAGAAGACTATTGTAATATGTTTTCAATGCTTAAATTGAGTAAAGAATATGGTTGGAAGGAGCAAATGCCAGAAGCTATGTTTACAAGTGGTGGTACTATTTGTGACGAGAAAATTGCAGAATATGAAAGCGAGGAAAGAAAAAAGCATGATTTTCGACCTTAATGTTTTGCTGTGTAAAAACTGTAACATTACAGTAACGTTACAGTAACGGTATAGAATAAGAAATAGAAATAGAATTAGATTAAGATATAGATTTAGATTAAGAAAAAGAGAAAGAATTATATTTTGAATAATATCTAACGATATTATTATGTCAGATAAATCTGACGCAGAATGGGACAGGGAGGACACACTATGATATTTTGGCTATCAGTAATCATTTTTGCGGTCGGCGTTGTTATTCTGATTGGAAATAGAATAGGCGAATCTTTAAGCTACGAATATGAGTATTCAAATGTGAGTGGCTTTATATTGTCTTTTGGCGTGGTAATTTCTTTCGTCAGTGTAGTATGGTTCCTGGTAGCTGGATTGATTTTACTTCTCACTCAAACTAATATTACCGCCACCAGACAGGCAAATGCCGAGAAATACAAAGCATTGACTTACAAACTGGAAAGTGAAGCTTGCCGAGATCAGTTCGGACTTCTCAACAAAGAAATTATTGACGAGGTACAGAGATGGAATGTAAAAGTAACTTACTACAAAGCAATGGAAGAGAACTTTTGGATTGGAATTTATTATCCAGATGTGTACGGTGATCTGGGAACGATTGATTATGAGACATATGAGGGTAATTAATTGACATGATAAAATAACCAAATACGTTTCAAAACCTCTTGCCAGATAAAATATAGGCACAAGCCAAGAAAATTGATTCTTTAGAAAAGAAATTAATTAATTGTGGAGAATTAAAACATATGAGCAAAATAGGAACAGAACTTCCAACAGAATATTCAGACCGTTTTGATAAATTGCGCCAAAATCGGGCTGAGATGAGTTTTTACAAATATGGCACAGCAAAGGATAATTTCGGGGAGAAAGTGCCGGAGTTGCCGGAACACCAATTAATCAGCTGAAGGAGAAGTGGTATTGATGGATTTCAAGCAGACTTACTTTTCCATCTGGCAGGAAATATGGAACCTCCACAAGAAGTATGCCTTTATCTCAAAGGACGATATTGCTAAGTGGGAAAATCTCACCATGGAAGCAAGCCGGATTCACGATAAATACGCTGATTCTTTCGGTGCGAAATTTGCCGAAGCACTTTTGTTTGCCGTAACTGCGGAAATTGATAGAAAAGCGAAATAGTGCTTTCGGAATGCGTCCCAAAGTGGTACAATATGGGTATCAAATATTGGGAGGTACGTATGTATGAAGAAAGTAAAAAAGTTACTATCAGTTTTGGCAGTCATGCTATTGATTGTCTGTATGGCAGTTCCAGTATCGGCAGAAAAATATTACAATACTGGCTATACTCAATATGGCGATTTTGTAGTCGGGAATGGAAGCCTACAGGAATTTAGCGGAAGAACAGTTGATGGAAACCTGTACGTTGTAAATGGTGGTTCTTATACGTTTTATGGAACCCTTACCGTAAATGGCAACATATATGTTTTTGGAGATTTCTACAACCATGGAACTATTAATGTTAGCGGAACTCTGTTTTGCTTAAATTATTACTACGGAGGAATACTTTTAAACTCTGCAACAAAAACAGAGAATGGTGTTACAACAGGATTTTCTTACGGAAATTTCTGGAATAACGGAAAAATTAATGGAAATTTAAAAGTTGATGCGCAAATAAATAATATTGAACCACCAGCGGTTCACGTTCATACACCTGGCGCAGAGCCTACTTGCACACAAGACCAAGTTTGTACGACTTGCGGAGCTGTCCTAAAGAAAGCAACAGGGCACACCCCAGGAGCATATGCGACATGTACAACGCCACAGAAATGTACTAAGTGTGGAATTATACTAAGAAACGCCAAAGGACATGTACCTGGCGCAGAAGCCACTTGCACAAAAGAACAGACCTGTACGGTTTGTGGTGCAGTATTGTCAAGCAAGACACCACATACACCAGGCCCAAAGGCAACATGTGTTGATGACCAAATTTGTGTAGAATGTGGTGCAGTAATTAAAAATGCATTAGGTCACAGCCCTGGTAAACCTGCAACATGTACTGAATCACAATATTGTACAAGGTGCGGAAAAGTTCTTGCAGAACCAACAGGTCATAATTGGTCTGAATGGAAAGAAGAGAAAGCAGCCACATATTATAGTTCATCTGAAATTGTTAGAAGATGTTCTAAATGTGGAGAAAAGGAAATGAGGTATGGTGACGCTGTTCGCCCGACCGGAAAAGCAAATTACAAAAATGTAATTCTACAAAAAGGTAAATCAACTACAGCTGTTAAAATTACTGGCATGGTGAACGGTGATTATTTAAAATCCGTTGTGCCAAAGAATAAAAAACTTGCAAAAGTTACTGCTGTAAATAGGGACGGAAGTTTTAAAATAAAAGCATTAAAGAAAACTGGAAAAACTGTCATTACGGCAACTTTAGAAAGCGGCGTTACTGTGGATATTAACTTAACTGTACAGAGTAAGGCTGTCAAAACAAAGAAACTGTCTGTGAATAAAACAACAGTCAATCTTACAAAGGGTGGAACGTTTACAATTAAGGCAACCAAGACACCTTTTAACTCAAAAGACACTATTAAATTTTCTTCTTCCAACAAGAAAGTGGCAACAGTAAGCAACAAAGGGAAAATTATTGCGAAGAAAAATGGAACAGCCTATATCACTGTAAAATCTGGAAGGGTCAGTAAAAAAGTCAAAGTTGTGGTTAAGAACAAAAAGGCTACCACAAATCCAACATCTACGGTATATGAGACTGATCGTTGCAAGGTGAAATATCTTTCTGGTGAGATTTTTGACTACTATGGAACATATTATTTTGAACCAAAATTTGAAGTAACCAACAAAGCAACTGTTTATTTTCAACCGAACGGTGAATTTGAAGTTAAGGCATATCAAGATGGACAAGCAATTTATTTGAACGATTCTTGGGATGATTCAGATAATAGTCCAAGAAGTGATGTTCCAGAAAAAAGCACAAAAAATATAATATATCGTATTGGATTAAACGATATCAAAAGCCCAGTAACTATTAAGATTAGTCAAAATTTTTATTGGGGAGCGCCAACCACTACATTTACAATTCCGATAAAGGGAATGAAAATTGTAGAGTATGATGGAGAGGATTGATAAAACAATTAGGCTAGGGAGAAATCTCTAGCCTTTTTTTATTTGAAAAAAGTTAAAATAATGGTTGACAGGATTGTTGCTACACACTATAATAGGATTGTAGCAACAAAGAAAGAGAGGTGATATAAATGGCTGCTATGAAAATCGGAACAAAATTAACTGACAATCCAAAAGACTATATGTTAAGGACAAGATTAGACAAGAAAACTCTTCAAAAACTGGATGCTGTTGCACTTGAAAAGGCTACTACAAGGTCTGAAATTGTGAGAATTGGGATTGAAATGCAGTATGATAAAATGTTCCAGAGTGATAAAAAATAAGAGATTCCCGACCGACCAAAGTTAAGAATCTCTTAAATGCTTCTGCCACCAAATAGGAGGCTATACAAATTATAACACTGTATACCTCCTGTTTGCAAATAAAAAATTGAAATTTCACAGGAGGATTTTTATATATGAACGAAATCACAATTAACACAGCGAGCCAGACGCCTATCGAAATCGCACTTGGCATTGATGAAGAGGGTATGACTACTGCCAGAAAGTTATATGCCTTTTTAGAATTGGATTCTAGCAATTATTCAAGATGGTGCAAGAGCAACATTACAGGAAATGAATTTGCAGAGGAAAACGTTGATTATTGGGCATTCGTCATTAATGACGAATGGGGAGGGCAGGCTACTAAGGACTACAAAATTACTGCTCATTTTGCAAAGAAGTTATCGGTAAAAGGTAATAGCGAAAAAGCAGAAGAAGCTAGAGAATATTTTACTAGACTTGAAGAAAAGGTAAAGCAACAAGTAATTGATTATTCTAAATTGTCCCCCGAACTGCAAATGTTCAATCAGATTTTCCAACAAGTAGCTAAGACCGAACTGGAACAGAAAAAACTTGCGGAACGTGCCGACAAACAAGAGAAGAACATGAAAACCATCATTGATACTTTCAAGGGGACGGATTCCGATGTTGGCACAGAGAAGTGGGTGAACCGATGTATTTCAAAGATTGCCGAGAGCGACAATTTCTCTTACTCATTCGGAAACAAATATGCCGCCGCCAGAAATGAAAGCTACCGCAGACTGACAGACAGAGCTGGTTGCCGATTGGATCAGCAACTTAGAAATGCAATTTCCAGAGCCGAAGAAAGAGGCTGCACCAAGGCACAGACCAACCAGATTAACAAACTGTCCGTGATTATGCAGAATAAGCGGCTGAAAGATATTTACGTTAGCGTGATTAAAGAAATGATGATTGCATACAGAGTAGAAATTGCATAATTAGATTCTTACAGGGATACACAGGAGGAAAATAAAATGACAGAAAATATGGATAGAGAAAACACAATGTTCGAAGTAGAGGACACTATTGATAAAATCAAGTTTCTTTTGGACGATTTCATGGAACAGTACGGATTTAATAGCACAGAAAAAATGGACGAACTGAAAAAAAGGCAGTTTGCATATAACAAGCAATTTATGACAATGAAATTGTTGATTTTATGCGATTATGCCAATAAAGCAAGACAGAAATTTAAGGCTCTTGAATCTATGGAGCAGAAAGCGTGATCGTATGGCAAACAGAATCCAGTTCAATGACTTTCAGAAAAAGAGCGTGTACGCCAAGTGCAACGGAAAATGTGCGATATGCGGTAAGCCCGTCAAATTTAAGAAAATGACAATCGACCACATTATGCCGTTGTCTCGTGGCGGCACCAATGATATTAAGAATCTGCAACTGGCGTGTAAGCGTTGCAACAGCATGAAGAGTAACATGACAATGGATGATATGATGGGGCAGATTTCCGAGATTTTGAAGTATAACCGCAAACAGAAGTTGATTAGAGTGTTAGGAGGAATTGTGGAATGAATTATAAAGAGGAACTTATTGAGATGGTTGAAAAAATGCACAATATAACTTTTATTGCAATGATTCATGCATTTGCACACACTCTTTTTGAGAAAGAAAAGAATTTTAAATGATACCGAAGTATACTGAATGATACTTTTACCGTATGTTATAATATAAAATCATAATAAGCAATTTTTAAAGCGTTTACCTTTCGGGGTAGGCGCTTTTTTGTTGCCAAAAATGAGGACAAATTTTTGAATTTTTCTCTTTATAGTATGAAACTTTAAATAAATTAAGGGGGATATATCCCCCTTTCTGAGGGTTAGCATATGGCAGAAGCATTTTTAAAAGTGGATGGGGTAGCATTGCCCTGTCCTTCTTCTTTCACATGGGGATTACAGGATATATCGGCATCAGAATCTGGCAGAACAGATGATACAACTATGCATAAAAACAGAGTTGGACAGAAACGAAAGCTGTCTGTAGGTTGGAATGGTCCAGACTGGGACACTGCTTGCAAAATTATACAGGCAGTAAATCCGGAGTACATACAAGTCACATATCCAGACCTGTTATCCGCAAATAAGCACGAAACCAGAACATTTTATGTTGGGGACAGGGAATCACCCTTTAAGTGCTGGTGGATTGGAAATGAGCGCATGGAAGGACTTAGTTTTGACTTTATCGAGAGGTAAGATATGCGAAATTTATCAACGGAATTTAAAGAACAACAGAATAGTGGGAACCGCAACTATCTGAAATATGCAGATTTTACCTTCACGGATGGAAGCACATTATCCATTACCGACAAAGATTTATGGTCTAATGGCTTTAAATTTGAGGACGCAGTATCGCAAAGCGGTTCTTTTGATATCGGCGCAGCTATTATAAATAAACTAACTTTACAGATCAACAACTTTTCTGGAAAGTACACAGATTACATCTGGGACGGAGCAAGAGTTGTTTGCTATATTGGACTTGAATTATCTACTGGTATTGAAAAAATCCGTATCTGTACTATGACGGTAACAGATGCTCCATATCAAAGCACTGCAATTATCAGTCTAACTTGCGAAGATTCCATGCGATTATTTGATCGCGATTATTCAGAAAGTAAACTGACTTATCCGGCAACAAGATTACAAATCATCCAGGATGCTTGCGAGGTGTGCGGAGTAACACTTCAATCTACAAGGTTTGATAATGATGATTTTGTGATTCAGAATCGACCAGATGATAGTAGCATTACTTTCCGACAGGTAATTGCATGGGTAGCGCAGATGGGCTGCCAGTGGGCGAAATGTGACGAATATGGTCGCTTATGCTTTGGATGGTACGAACGTGAAGTCCCGGATAATTTTTATGATTTGGTGGAAACTCCATGGAAAGATGTAGAAGGTAACGACATATTAGATACCACTGGTGAACAAATCATTACTATCATGCAGACTGGGATTACAGCAATTCAAACAAACGGATTTACTCCGTGGCTGTATGATCTTGAAATAACAGGTATAAAAGTTACAGAATACGTTGAAAATTCTTCTCAAAATGAAGCGAAAACATATCAGTCTGGGAAATCTGGATATGTTATCGAAATAAGTGATAATAAGCTAATTCAAGAGGGAACAGGAGAAGCAATCTGCAAGATTATTTCAGACAGATGTGTTGGAATGAAATTCAGACCGTTTTCTACTGGCGCTTTAACAAATATTGCATGGGAAGCTGGTGACACCATTGCGATTTCCGATAGAAACGGAAAACAGTATAAGAGCTACCTAACTTCTGTTACTTTGAATCCGGGCGCATTTGAGCAACTTGAGTGCAGTGCTAAAAGCGTATCTAGGAATAAGCAAAAGCAGTATACACTAAGCCAACAGGTGCAAGCCGAAAGCAAAAAAAACTTAAAAGATGAACGCACCGCAAGAGAAAAGGCAATTGAAGAATTGTCTCAAAGATTGTCTGAATCTTCCGGTACATATACTACTGTGGAAACACAGCCGGACGGAAGCAACATCTATTATCTTCATAATAAGCCGCAGTTATCCGATTCTGACATTATATGGAAAATGACTGCGGAAGCGTGGGCTGTTTCTACAGATGGTGGACAACATTGGAATGGCGGCATGACGGTTGATGGTGATGTAATTGCCAGAATCCTTACTGCCACAGGTGTTAATGCAGATTGGATTAATACGGGGACCATTAAGGCTATTGATAAAGATGGAAACACCACATTTATGGTGGATATTATCACAGGTCGAGTGGTAATCAACGCCGATAGCGTACAAATCAAGGGCAAAGATATTGATATAATTGCAAAGGAAAAAGCAGAAACAGAAGTAAATAATTTTATAAGCAATACATACACAACTGATATCAATAATTTACAGTCTCAAATCGACGGACAGATTGAGACTTTTTTTTATGACTATGAACCGACCTTGCAGAATATCCCGGCTTCTGGATGGACTACAAACGAAGAGCGAAAGAAACATGAGGGTGACTTATTTTACTGGAAATCCAAGGGATATGCATACCGTTTTATGCAAGACGGGGCAACATGGAAGTGGCAATTGGTACAAGATACCGATATCACGTTAGCACTTGCCGCCGCAGAAAAAGCACAAGACACAGCAGATCATAAGCGTAGAGTATTCGTAGTTCAGCCAGAACCACCATATGACATTGGCGATCTCTGGTCACAAGGCTCTGGCGGGGATTTAATGAGATGTAAGGTTGCCAGAGCAAGCGGTTCCTATTCGGCGGATGATTGGGAAAAGGCTTCAAAGTATACGGACGATAGTTCTTTCACTGCGTTTTTGAACGGTACTTACAAAGATACCTTGTCTGAAATCCAGAATCAACTTGATGGAAAATCAGAGGTTTGGTATCAAGCCACAGACCCATCATTAAATTGGACTACAAGACAAAATGTTGCATGGATTGATACAAATGGAGAGAAGATTCTTGATTCCGATGGAAACGAGATCATCCTTATCTGGGAATCCGAAAAGTCCATACATAACGGAGATTTATGGTATAACACAAGCAATAATACGCAGTGGATTTATCAAAACGGAAACTGGGAGCCTACATCAATTCCAGATTCCTTACTTGATAAAATAGATGGAAAGTCACAAGTATTTGTAAAAGAGCCTGTTCCACCGTATGAATTAAACGACATTTATTTTACTGGAACCGAAATCTTAGTGTGTATCTCTTCAAGGGAAACAGGAGAATACAATGCTTCTGACTGGACGAAGAAAGATAACTACACAGATGATACGGCACTGACTGAATTTATTCAGAATGTGTATACAGATGATATAGCTAAAATACAAGAAAAACTTGACGGTCAGATAATGACGTATTTCTACGATTATACGCCAACATTGGAAAATCTTCCGGCTAGTGACTGGAAAACAGAAGAAGATAGGGCAAACCATGAAGGTGACCTTTTCTACAACAAGTCTGACAAGAGATCGTACAGATTCTTCAAGAAAGACAATGTATGGACTTGGGACTTAGTTCTTGACCCAGAAGTAAACCAGGCACTAGAACGGGCTCAAGATGCACAAGATACGGCAGACGGAAAAAGAAGAGTATTTGTCACAACTCCAAGTGTTCCTTATGATGTGGGGGACTTATGGGTACAGGGCGAAACTGGCGATATCATGCGTTGCCGAACCACCAAGACAGATAAACAGACTTACGATTCCGCAGATTGGATTAAAGCCAGCAAATACACGGATGATACAAAGGCAAAAGAAGTAGAAAAGCAACTTGGAACTGTTAAAGATGACTTGCAAATTCAAATTGATGGGAAAATTGAATCTTTCAATCAAGAATCAGATCCATCAACTTCATGGACAACAGAGACATTAAAAGCACAGCACAAGGGTGACTTGTGGTATAACCCAACAGATAAAGTTACAAAACGTTGGAGTGGTACTGAGTGGACTACTCTGGATGACGCAACAGCACTTGCAGCACAAGAACTGGCAAAGAATAAGAGAAGGGTGTTTTCCTCACAGCCTACACCGCCTTACGATATCGGGGATTTGTGGTGCCAGGGCGGTAGTGGTGATATTATGCAGTGCAAAACTGCAAAGGCTGTTGGCGGAACATTCAATAATTCGGATTGGAAAAGAGCGAGTAAGTATACAGACGACTCTACTTTTAATGCTTTCTTGGATGGTGTTTTCAAAGATACAATAAACAATCTTAAAACACAGATTGATGGGAAAATTGAAACCTGGTATCAGCCAAACGACCCTTCTCTTAAATGGACAAAAACAGAAGAACAACCATGGCTTGATGCAAATGGGAATAAGATTTTAGACGCTTCTGGAAAAGAAATTATATTATTGTGGGAATCAGAGAAAGTAGAACATGAAGGTGACCTTTGGCACAATACTTCTGATAACACACAATGGATTTTTAAATCTGGTATTTGGCAACCACAATCTATACCAAATGAGCTGTTGGACAAGATAGATGGAAAGTCTTCTGTTTACATGGTTCAACCAACTCCACCATATTACAAAGGTGACATGTGGGTAACCACGAACAATGAAGGGAAGGCCTCGCTCAAAACATCAACGGTAAATCGGGTTAGTGGAGTATTTGATGCTTCTGATTGGATAGATTTCAAGTATGCAGACAAAGACGATATCAAAAATGCAATTGATAATTATGATACTAGTCTCGGACAGGATGAAGTGTTCAATAAACTCACAAAAGGTGGAGCGGAACAGGGAATCTATATCGAAGATGGAAAAGTATACATTAATGCAAAATATATTCTGGCTGGACTGCTTGCTGGTGAGAGAATTAACGGTAGAGGGCTAAAAGTCATTGATGATAGCAAGAATGTTACCTTAGAAATCGACAGCAAAGGAAACGTCATCTTAGCTCCAAAAACTTTTTCCTTACAAGGGAAAACAGTAAAGGAAATTGCAGATTCTTCTGCCAGTACCGCAGTTTCTGGACAGACGCAATCAGATATTTTCAACAAACTTACCAATGGCGGAAAAGCGCAAGGAATTTACTTAGATGAAAAAGGAAATCTCTATGTAAATGGAGAATACGTGCAAGCTAAAGGAATTAAGGTTGTTGATAGTAATGGAAAGACCACTTTTGCAATTGACAAAGAGACTGGGGCAGTAACAATAGCAGCTTCCAGTTTTGCACTTGGTGATAAAAGCATTGCAAGTATTGCAAGCGAGGAAGCACAAAAGAAGATTGATGCATTGCCAAAAGATACGGACAATCTTTTAAATGGGTATCTTCTTACAAAATCAGATGTAGAAACATATTGGGATTATAGTGGAAGTATTAATTATGATGTGATAAATCCTAATAAAAGTCGTGATGGTGCAGTTGCTATTACAGCGAATGGCTCTGATTGCTATTTGAGTGCAAAGAGAAGTAATAACCAGGTTGTACGATTGCCTGGAACATATCAAGTGTCAGTCTGGCTAAAAGCAACTCAAAACATGAAAATAAAAGTGTCGCTAAATAGAGTAGCACAAGATGTAAGCGTCACTACAGAGTGGAAAAAATATGAATTTTTGCAAAACGTTACAACGATAAGTTCAAATTATCAATTATTTACAATCGGTGGATTCAACAGTTTTACAAGCGGTACTTTGGGAGTTTATCGCCCGGAAGTAACTGTGGCAGTAAGTAGTGAACATGTATTGAACTTGCTCACAGATAATGGGGCAAAGCAAGGAATATACATGTATAATAACAACCTTTATGTAAATGGACAATTTATTAAATCACTAAGTATAGCTGCTGACGCTTTGAAGGCTGGTGCTGTTACCACTGAAAAATTAGACGCAAAAGCGGTCACGGCAGAAAAAATGTCCGTGCAGGAACTTGCAGCAGTTGGAGCAACAATTGCAGGTTTTATTATCAGTAGTGACAGAATAAAAAGAACACTGTCTGGCAATACATTAGATATATTCGCAGGAAATGAATACAATCCTCCTAGTTTACTTTCACAAAATTCAACAGGCGATTTCGTGAAATACTCTGGAAATGGGGTGCAATCGAGCACACCTGCGTCATTGACTTTAGTTCTGGGAGATACAACCTCTAAAAACGGATGGACATCTGGAGCAAAACATTATTTGGGAAGAACTCAATTTAATGAAGAGGTGAAAGTAGTTGGAAACTTCTCCGTCACAGGAACTAAATCCGTTATAGCCAAAACCGAAAACTACGGCAACCAACTATTCTACTGCTACGAAACCCCAACCCCAACTCTTGGAGATTTTGGCGGTGGAGTAATTGGGAAAGACGGAATGGCAATCATCTCAATTGATGATATATTCCAGGAATCTACAGAAACAGCAATTGAATACTATGTATTCCTTCAAAATGAAGGAGAGGGGCAGTCTTGGGTATCTGAAAAGTCAGATACCTATTTTGTTGTCAATGGAACCCCAGGGCTTCGGTTTGCATGGGAACTAAAAGCTAAACAGAAGAACAAAGAGTATATCCGTTTCAATGCCGGAAAAGAAGACCGAGAAGTGAATTTTGAGACAGTCAACCTTGAAAATGTAATGTTCGAAGAACGCGAAAAAATTATACAAGAAATGGAAGGAGAATTATTATGAGCCAGATTAAAAAACTTACATCATTTATGAAACTGTCAACAGGAGAGGGCGATAGAATCGCCTTTACCTATTCAACAATTGATACCGAAAGCGGAAAGGTTTTGAGCCAGAATGAGAAAGGAAATTTTCTTATTTTTGACGATGGGCTTTCGGCAAACATTAAGGCGATTGAAGACTATATCAATAAAAATCAGTTGAATTAAAGGAGGACAACCACATGCCAAAATGGACTGAATACACAACAAAAGATACGTTAGCGGATAATGATGAAGTAATGCTGTATGACACAACAGGCAAAGCAAACAAGCGTGGACTAATGAGCAAATTTTGGGATTATGTCGTGGATAAAATGGCAACGGCGGTTATCAGTAAATTGGAAACCGAAAACAAGACTATTATCGGGGCGCTTAATAAATTAAATGGTAAGGCAGTTGGAGCTTTTAAAGCAGTTGGTTTTGCTGACAGAAGTACTATAACTATTAAAACTGATGATGGACATTATAGTTACGGCATATTAATAGTTGCAATAAATCAAAATGGCAGTAACAGTCTATTGAATTTTAATATAACTCCTTCCGTAAATCAAACTATAGGCAATGTTTCTGTTATAGCAAAAGACAGCACAACTTTTATAGTTACATTCCCAAATGCATACACTCACGGGGTCATCATTGCTGGTGGATCAATTTCAAAAGCGACCTTTACTGTTAGCTGAATAATAACCGAATTCCTCTTCCCATTTAGTTCATTAAAAATTTCATAAAAAGCTACCAATGGAGTGTGCTAAGTGTTATAATACGAGCAAAACATTATAACACAAAAAAGGAGCCGAACTCCCGACTACCAATCAAAAAGTTCGACTCCAACAGCACCACAAAGGGTACAGGTATATTATATCACAGTGCCTTCCCTTTGTGGCAACAACAGCCATGATTCTGTGAAATTTAATCATGGTAGGTATATTGTATAAAGAGTTTATGCTAAAGAGCATCCCATTTGGGGTGCTTTTTATTATGCGTTTTTTTAACCTCAATAATGAAAGGAGACCACACATGAATATTAACACCTCATTAATCAGCAATAATAACAGCTACGCCGGACAGACACCTCTGTATATTGTCATCCACAATACGGATAATACCGCAGCTAAAGCAGATGCCAAGGCACACGCCACTGCACAGCATAATGGCAATTTTCATGGCTATTCCGCCCATGTATTCGTTGACGATAAGTCAGCATACCAAGCCTTGCCGTATAATCGTGGAGCTTGGCACGTTGGAGTAAATTACGGAGGTAAGCTTTTTGGAACTGTGAACAATCACAACTCTATTGGAATTGAAATGTGCATGAATGCCGGATATAACTACGAAAAGGCATTCCAAAATACCGTTGATGTATGTAAGCAGCTTATGAAGAAATATGGCATTCCAGCAAGCCGAGTAGTGCGGCACTACGATGTTTGCGCTAAGAATTGCCCTTCCGTTATCCGTGGAAAGGGAGACTGGAATAGATTTAAGAAGCTTATTTCCAGTGAAACCGTGACAGTTCCAACCACAAAGCCGACAGTAAAGGTTGACAAGTATTACCGTGTCCGCAAGACCTGGAAGGATTCCAAGAGTCAGATCGGGGCGTACAAGTCACTCAAAAATGCAAAGAAGGCTTGCAAAGCCGGTTATTCTGTTTTTGATTGGAATGGGAAAGAAGTGTATTCTGTAACAGCAAAGAAAAGTGTAGACAAGGTTGCAAAAGAGGTAATTAACGGCGAATGGGGGAATGGACAAGATAGACGAGACCGCCTGGAATCCGCTGGCTACAACTACGCAGAAGTGCAGAATGCAGTAAACAAACTTCTTAAATAACAAAAACACTCCCGGGGTTTTCCCGGGAGCTACTTAAATGCAATATAGCCTTCATAAAGTTTTCTGATCGCCGAAAGGTCTTTTCTCCTAATCGGAACCACATCTCCAGATACCATTCTGAAATCAGAACGAAGTTCCCAGACTTCATCCATGTTGACAATGTAGCTTTGGTGGCAGCGTAAAAACCGTCTGTCCAGTTGCTTTTCAACGTCCGAAAGTTTCCCTCTCTGCATATGAGCGATACCACAGGTACAATGGATAGTGATGTATTTATTGCGACTTTCAATATATTCAATATGGCAGAAATCAACCCTGTGGAAATAATCCTTGTTCTTTACAGTCAGCGTTTTATCATGGATATTTTCCAGTTCCCTGTTGACTACACCATACATTCTTCCATCTTCCGAGCCTTTTATGATATAGTGAACAGGAAGGATATCCAGAGCATCAAACACATATTCCTTGTGGGCTGTCCAAAAGGTGATATTACCTACATATCCATTCTTTCTAAGATGCCGGGCAACATCAATTCCATTTTCATCTTTCAACATAATATCCAGCACAATTATGTCGTACCATACGCCGTCATTTACATCATCAATAAGAGGTTTCCCGGTGGTATATGCCGTAATCGTGCATCCACTGTCCCCATTTCTACGAAGAAAACCGTCCATTCTGGTTTTAAAAATCTCAATTTGTAATTCGTTGTCATCACATATTGCAATCCTCAAAAAAATCATCCCTTTTTGTGCGAAATTCGTCGCTGCATGTGCTGATTTCGCCATTTTCTGTATGATTGTATATTTTTTGATACAATATTATCGTACCACATAAGAAAGATAGTGTAAAGAGGCTGTATGATGGAAAGATGTAAGAAGATAGCGATTATCTTAATATTGATGTTTGTGCATGTGTTTATTGGAATTCATGTGTATTCCAGCCCAGAGCGTAGTATTATCTTTGGGAGGGTTAAAACTATCGCAAAAATGGTAACGGAAATCAAAAGCAATCCAAATGAACACAAAAAATCCCTCGATTCCAGAAGCCCAGCCCCTTTATTTCTATCTATTATTATTACGATTTGGAAAAGCGAAAATCACAATATTTATACAAAAAATCTCGTAATCTGTAAAAATATAGAGGAAAAGCAACTTGCTAGAAAGGATTTAAGCGGAGATGATTCCGTCCCATTATATGGTTATGAAAACATGATATAATTTAATAAATAAGAACAAATGTTTGGAATATTGGGAGGGATTTACGTGGATTACAAGAAAAATGATGATATTAATTACAAAGAGGAAATTAAAAAACTTTTAGAAGAGGTGAAAGACCCTTACACGCTTAAACGTGTTTATAAGCTTCTTGAATATCTTTATATAAAAGAAATGACCGGGGATTAACCCCGGCCTTTCTTTAATTCTTTTCCAATTCATTTAGAATGTTTTCAATTTGTTTCCAGTGATCTTCACTGAGCTTCGCAAATTTTACCAAAACACTTTTAGCAAATTCGTTATCGCCCTTCATTACTGAATCTACAATAGCCTGCGCATCACTATTGTCAGATTCCTGTTCACCTTTTTCTTCTGTTAGCCACAGATAGTTTGTGTGATACTCCTTACAGATTAAAGTAATAGTCTGATTGGAAGGAGTATTTTCACCACTTTCAATCTTGCTTACAGCAGATCTGGAAATCTTAATTTTTTCGGCAAATTTAGTTTGGCTATCACCGTATTTTTCACGAACAAACCGAATTCTTTCCGCTAATGTCATTTTCTCACCTCCTAAAAATAATATATCATATTTTGTACATTTAGTCAACAAAAAGTTATTGACAATGTGCATTAAGTGTGGTATATTGTGTACATCAGATGAACAAATAGGAGGTGATTGAATGTCAGAGGAAAAGAAAGAACTTATCAGAAACGTAACTGAACGAATTGATAAGTTACCAGATGATAAGAAAAACTATCTTCTTGGATATATGAATGGTGTCATTGACACTACAGAAAACAGCATTGACAAGAAGGAAAGCTCATAAGGAGGTTGAAAGATGACAATTATCAAATTTAAAAATGGGGAAACAATCGAAATTCCGTGTGTGTTCCCGGATGATATTGTGAAACCAGACATTAGAGATCAACTGATACGTTTGGAATGGGATGACAATGGAAAACAATATTACTTGAAGTTTAACCCAGTAGATGTGCTCTATGTAAAAGAGATTACATAAAGCACACCAGATAATTATTTAGCTGATGGGTATTTTGTTGCAGTTGCTTTTCCAACTTTGACAGGTTCTTTGCTTAACAAGGCAAGAAATTCATCATTGTATGTGTGGTATAAATCAAGAATTTCTTTTGAACCAGAACCTTCCTTAACTGCTTTGGCAACAGCTAAGTCGTGAGCAATTTGAAAGTTATCCATTGTTAACACCTCCTTCCTAAAGGAGATTATATCACAGAAAGGAGACTAATGAACGAATTACAAATTTTTAATTCGCCAGAGTTCGGAGATATTCGAACAGTAGAAATTGATGGGAAACCGTACTTTGTTGGAGCTGATGTTGCGAAAGCCCTTGGATATGCTAAGCCTAATAACGCTGTATCAACACATTGCAGGTATACCCTAAAACGGGGCATAGCTACAAAACAAGGAAATATGAGCGAAATGGTGCTTATCCCAGAGGGCGATATCTACCGATTAATCATCCGAAGCAAACTTTCATCAGCAGAAAGATTTGAACGTTGGGTGTTTGACGAAGTTCTCCCATCAATCCGCAAGAATGGCGGTTATATCATGGGACAGGAAAATTTGTCTGATTCAGAATTGATGGCTAAAGCTATTCTGGTAGCACAAAAAACTATTGAACATAAAAACCAGATCATTGAACAGCAGAAAGCAAAAATCGAAGCCGACAGACCAAAGACAATTTTTGCCGATGCAGTGTCAACCAGTCATACATCAATCCTTATTGGGGATTTGGCAAAACTTATCTGCCAGAACGGTGTCCAGACAGGACAGAAGAGATTATTCCAGTGGATGCGAGAAAACGGATATCTGATGAAAACTGGTGCGAGTTACAATATGCCAATGCAGAGATACATTGAACAAGGGCTATTTGAAGTTAAGGAATCCAGTGTTCAGAATCCAGACGGAAGTGTCAGAGTAACGAGAACCACAAAAGTTACCGGAAAAGGACAACTGTATTTTATCAATAAGTTTCTTGGGAATGAAATAGCAAGTTAAGGAGGTGGACGTAAGATGTTAGCAGATGATTACGTTTCTGAAAGGTTATCCGATTATGATTCCAAAATATATCAGTTATATCGCCGCAAAAACGGACAGAAGGCAAGCGACCTTGTAGAAAAAGTGAAAAATGAAATTGCCGAATGCGGTCTGTCCGCTACTGAAGCGAAAGGCTTTTTAGAGTACATGAAGATTGTTATTGACGCTCAGTCACATCTTCCCATTCAGAAATAACGGAAATTTTTATGGTTTCTGCTCCGGGAACATTACCATCATCAATCTCATTTGCGGCATGAAGCATTGAAATTATTTTATGAGAATAAGGATGTTCCTTTCCGCAATTTGGGCACACAACCTTGTCTGTACTTATTCTTTCACTTATATAGTAATCGCAATGACAAGTACAGGAAACTTTTAATTTGAGAAACATTTTAACATACCTCCTTTCTGAACACATTATACCATTCAGATGGAGAGAATAAAAGAAAATAGGGAGAAAAAACAATGATTAAATTTGAAAACGGATTAGTTAACATTTCTGGTAAAGGGGTTGATATTCTTTCAGAGTATGCAGTTATCACCCATGAAATTAAAGAGATGTTCGTAAAAAATGGTGGAGAAGAGAAAGAAGTAAAAGAGCAGCTTAGACATTCGTTCGAGCATGGCCTTATGAACGAGGAAGAACTTGATAAAGAAATCAAGGAAAAGTTCAAACAGGTAGATGCAATTATTCCGATTTTTTCGCTTCTGGAAGAAATGCTTAAAACATTTGGAGCAAAAGATAAGGAGGACTAAGCATGGGGGAAACTAAGAGCACAGATTACATTCCAGAGAATGCCAATGAGGAATATGCACTTCTGGTTGGAAGATTAAAGGCATTTGAAGCTTGGGCGAATAGCGTGAAAGATTATGATTTTACAAAGGACATGGCATTCAGAATGCTTGGGCTTGGTTTAGAGGAATCAAAGGAGGAAAAGAAAGAATGAAATGCTTTAAAGGCTTTGATAAAGACTTAAAGTGCAAAGATTTCCAGTATGAAATTGGAAAAGAATACACAGAAGAAAAAGCAGACATTTGTGATTGCGGATTCCATGCTTGTAAATTCCCGATGGACGTATTCGGTTATTATTCTCCTTCAGATTCCAGATATTGTGAAGTTGATCTTGAAGCGAATAATCAGTTATCTAATGATAGCAAGAGAGTTGGGAAGAAAATTTCCGTAAAAGCAGAAATTGGAATTGCTGGAATTATTAAAGCTGGCGTTGAATACATCAAAGAGCAAGTTAATTGGGAAGATGATAAGGCAACCAATACCGGAAATTATTCAGCAGCAACCAATACCGGATATCATTCAGCGGCAACCAATACCGGATATCAGTCAGCGGCAACAAATACCGGAAATTATTCAGCGGCAACAAATACCGGAAATTATTCAGCGGCAACCAATACCGGATATCAGTCAGCGGCAACCAATACCGGAAATTATTCAGCGGCAACCAATACAGGAGATCGGTCAGCAGCAATTGTAGAAGGAAAAGAAAGTATTGCATTAGCTACAGGAATTAATTCAAAAGCTAAAGGAAAAATTGGATGTTTTATTGTTTTAGCAGAGTGGAAAGAGATCAATTATGAATATCATATTGTAGATGTTAAATCAGCAAAAGTAGATGGGGAAAATATCAAGGAAGATACTTTCTATACGCTGAAAGATGGAAAATTTGTAGAAGCAGATTAAGTGTCCTGGAAGGTGCGGACACACCAACCAGGACGGTATCTAACTAAGAATGAGTTAGTTAAATACAGGATTATTATATCACAACCTCCTGTATTTGACAAACAAAAATATAACAGGAGGATTTTTTATGCAAAAAAATGGCGAAAATCAGCCACTTTCCAGCGAAATCATTGCTGATCTGGAAGAAAAGCTGATGGCAAGAAATGTAATTATCGCTATTCTGGCAGCTGCACTTGCAGTAACCACATCCAGAAGAAAGTGAGGAAAAAATGAAAGAGGTGGTAAAGACAATAGGAGAAATATTTGTAGGGATAGGGGTGTTTACAGTAATCTTCTCAATCACATGGATGTTTACATCATTTGATGCCATCGGGGTGTTCTTTGTATCAACAGTCTTATTCTTAATGGTGTTTCTTCCTATTATATTAGAAATGGAGGAAAAGTAAATGCAAAGATTAAATAAAGTAAAATTATCCGGTAGAGCCGGTGAAATAGTATTCAGCCACGAACATTACGGAAGATACTATTACAAATTCATGCTGACAGTTATTCGTAAAAGCGGTGCAGTAGATATGTTTACAATCGTTATAGAAGATTCCATTGTACGTGACAATGATTATAACGGAAAAGAAGTTGTGGTAACAGGAGCAATCAGAAGCATGGACACTTCTAAAAATCCAAATAAGCACCACAATGTTAATTATATCGCAGCTGATGAAGTGGAAATTCTGGATGAACAGGTTCCGGAGGGCGATATAAACGAAGTAGAGTTTATTGCCAGAAGTTGTACGAAAGAACCATATGCAAAACTTACACCAGTAACGCACAGGAAAGTTTCAAATCTTTTCGTAGCAATTCCAAGAGATCATTCAGAAAGAGCAGATTTTATTCGCTGTACTTTATGGGGAAAAGGTGCTGATCTGGCGGTAGACGTTAAAAGGAATGATTACATTAAAGTAACTGGCAGGTTAATGAGCCGTGATGTTTATGTTAATGGGGAAGAAACGGAAAGTGTATATGAGATTTCCGTAAAAGAAATGGAGAAATTGGAGGATGAAGAATAATAAGAATAAAGTTCAGATGTATGGCGTAATAATGGATATTCAGCCAGATGTATTTTTTAAGGATGGTAAAAAGTTCAAAAAAATTTACATTGGAGTAAAACGAACTAGTGGGGCGGTTGATTTGCTTCCGGTTATAGTTCGAGAAGGGCTGGCAGATGCTTTTCCGATAGGAGGACGCGTTTATATCGAAGGAAGATATATTTCTTCTAACAAACATGAAAATGGAAAAAGTCATTTAATTCTTGAAATCAAAGAAAGAATAATCTCTTATGGAAATGAACGAGCAAACGATGAAAATAAACTCATTCTGGAAGGGTATCTTTGCAAGCCACCTGTATACAGAAGAACACCAAGAGGAAAAGAAGTATGTGATTTGATGATCGCTTGCAATGAATATGACTTGCGAAGAACAGATTATATTCCGTGCTTAGCATGGTGGAAAGAAGCCAGAGAAGCTGCTAATTTCAAGGTCGGTGATTACATAAGCATAATCGGAAGAATCCAGAGCCGGATTTATCATAAAAAATTATCTGGTGATGAAGTAGAGCTTAGAACTGCATATGAGGTATCAATAGGGAGGATAATCGAGCATGAAAGTGGAAGTGAAAAAAATTTCGCTGGAGAATTACAAGAAGTTTCCGAGTAAGTCTGTAGATTTGTTTCCAAGAACAGAGATTTCCGGCAGAAACAGAGAAGGAAAATCCACATTGCAGGACGCATATTTGGACGTTCTGACAGGTAAGATGGCGAATGGTACAGAACCTACTTCTATTCGCAGAAAAGAAAATGGCGTGGAAGTGCCAAAGGTTGATGTTGTAAGAGAACTTACACTTGCGATTGATGGGAAAGAAAAAGTGATCCGCAAAATCACAAAGCAGAAGTGGAGAAAACCAAGGGGACAGTCAGAAGAGGTGTTCGATGGAAATGAAACTTCTTATGAAATTGACGGATTCCCGGCTAAATCAAAGGATTATACCGAGTTCATCCAGTCAATAGCAGAGCCTTCAACGCTTCTGATGTGCAGTAATCCAAAACCATTTCTGGACACATTACAGAAGTCAACCGCAGAATCCAGGAAGGTTTTGGAAAAAATGTCTGGTTTTGATATTGCGCAGTTTATGGAAGAAAATCCACAGTATGCACATGTAGAAGAAATTACAAAGGGGCATTCCGTAGAGGATACATTAAAAAAACTGCGAAAAGAACTGAACGTGCAGAAGAAAAAGGTTGATGCAAAAAATACAGAGATTGCTTACGAAACCAATCGGACTGTTGAAGCAGAAGATACTTCTTCACTGGAATCCAAAAAACAGGAGCTTAATGCGGAACTTTCCAAGCTGGAAGAACAGGAAAAGATTCTTGAAGATTCAGCAAAAGGCTATGACGGCCTTACATATGAAATCCGAGGGCTGAAATCCTCCAGGGATGGTCTGGTTAGCAAGGCAGGCAAAGAGCTGAAAGACAAGAAAGCAGCCATTATGAATGTGTATTACGACCTTGCAAAAAATAAAATTGAAAAAGAATCAGCTATCCGAATGTTGGGAATGGAACTGGATAGCCACATAAGAGCTGCACAACAGGCAAAAGCTGACTTGGATAGAGCCAGACAGGACTATCCGAGAATCAAGGAAATGGAGTGGGATGATTCTAGACTGAAAGCTATTGAAGCCGAAACATTCAATGATTCTGATACTATTTGCCCTACCTGCGGACAGGAACTGCCAGAAGAACAGGTTGCCGAATTGAGAGCTTCCTTTGAAGAAAAAAAGAAAGCCAGAATTGAAGCACAGTTGAAAGTAAAAGAATCCTTTGAATTGGAGAAGCAGGAAAAACTTAAATATGTCTGCGACCTTGGAAATACTTCCGCTGCGAAATTAAAGAAAACTAACGAGGAAATCAACAAATTGCAGTCGGAAATCGGCGCAGCACAGGATGAAGTTGCTGAACTTACTAAGCAGATTGAGGAAGAACAGTCCAAATTTACGGAGCTTCCAGAATCTGTAGATATGACAAATGATGAAGAATATCTTGCGGTTACAGCGAGAATTGCAGAACTTGAAGAGAAACTGAAATCATTTGATGATGTTCCTGGAAAGAAACAGGAATTAAGAATGCAGATCAGCAATATTATGAAACAGATTTCCAATGTGGATGCAGACATTAAGATTGCACAGGCAGCAGTCACAGAGAAAGAAAAGCGAGTAGCAGAACTGAATGAGAAATTAAAAGACCTTGGACAGGTACAAGCTGATATTGAAAAGAACATTGATACCGTTCTTAACTTCTCAATTCAGAAAAATAAGGCACTAGCAGAGAAAATCAATCCATTTTTCCATCATTTCCAGTTCAGTTTCCTTGATTACACAATTGATGGGAACCCAGTGGAGATTTGCAAGATGATCTGCAATGGAATTGACTACAACAGCGGATTGAATCATTCAGACAAAATTCTTTGCGAGGTTGATTTACTGAATGGATTACAGGAAATGAATGGGCTGAATCTGCCGATTTGGATTGATGATTCGGAGAGCATTGACAAAAGTAGAATCCCTATGTTAGACAGGCAGATGATTGTGCTAAGAGTGACAGATGGAGATTTGAAAGTAATTTGATAAACAGGAGGGGAAAATGCTAACAGCAACATGGGGAAAACATTTTTTCAAGGCAGATGCTACAAAATGCGCATCTGAAATCATGGAAATTTGCGATCAGATGGAATCAGCTACACCACAGCAGATTCTTGAGAAAGCAAGGGACGAAAGCACAGAATTACATAAGTGCTTCACATGGGATGATTCCATAGCAGCTGAAAAATACAGAATCCACGAAGCCAGACAGATAGTTTGTCAGTTAAAAATCGTGGAACAGGATATTGATAACAAGTCAAAGCCGACAGCAATTCGAGTCTTTTACAAGACAGATGGCAAAAGCGGATATAAGCCAACACAGCTTATTTTGAAGCAGCCAGATGAATACGAAGCACTTTTAGAGCGTTGTCGGAATGAACTTCTGTCAGTGAAACAGAAATACCAGAATATTTCTGAATATGAAGAAGTTTGGGAATTGATTAATTAAACATGAATGCCGCTACTGTGCTGATATGCCTACAGGAGTAGGACAACATTACAGGACAGCGCAGCACAGCACACCACAGAACAGTACAAAACAAAGCACCTTATTCTTGTAGGTTTATGAGTGCAGTAGCGGCGAAATTCCTACGTTGATATGCCTATATTGAAAGGATTAAAAAACGTTTTATTAGATTATAAAATAACAGAAAACATTACACTACACCTCACTTCAATACAGGTTTATGAGCGTAGGAAACCACAGCATTTATCAGTCTGCATAAGCGGAAAAAAACTTCACGAAAGTACAACGCAGTAAAAAAGATAAAAGAATAGCGCATGACATTATAGAATACTTTCACTGTTTATGCAGAGTAATAAGTGTTGTGAAACGCTTACCATAGAAAAGGAAAGAACAAGACAGAATAGCTAAGAATAACATTCTACACAACAAAACATAACACTTCAATGGAGGGCTGTTTTACAGGCGGTATAAATCGCTAGGAAAGTATATCGAAACATAACGCGGTAAATTAGATCACAGCGAAATATATCTAATTATAGATAATTACACCTAACTTTTATATTGCCTATAAAGCGGCTCATCCAAATAAAAATTGAATATTGGGTAGGTGGCATGAAAATGTCGCGAGCATAGAACTGGATAGCACATTATATTACAAAACAAGACGCTACAGAACACTTCATGTTACCTATCGAGTATTCAACACCAAGTGTATTTAGTTGGCAGTAGAAACACTGCTAAGAAAATTATATCTTCGCACAATAGAGAACAGCGCACGACAGTAAAATATAGCACATTCTACTGCTAGCTAAGTACATTTGGAAGTTTGTATGAAGGTTCAAGCGGATTAGTTTTGCAGAACAGAACACCACATAAAATCACAGAACATGACAGAATATCATAGTATAAACATTAATTATTTATTGCAGATTAGTCCGTTTGAATGTTTGTGCAAACAAAAAAACAATAAAAAATCATTTTATTTTAGGAGGAAAGCAACATGGCAAAAAACATCACAATCGAACCATTAAAGGAAACCACATTAAGAGTTGAACTGATCGGGGACACAGACCTCATTCTTCACAAGAGAAGTCGTTACTACGAACAGGCTGAATGCTTTAAGCAGTCCAAGGACAAGGGCTTTAAAATGCCAGCTATTTATAATCAGCCAAAGAATGTTTGGGAGGGATTAATTACTGGTATTCACTGGGAAAAACCGATCAATTTCCACGATGAAGATATTTCACTTTACACCGAGGAAGAGTGGAAAGATTACATGGCAAACAACAGACCTTGCATTCTTACCCAGGCATTCAAGAAATCATTCACAGAAACATTTATTACTTTCTTCAAAGATTCCACAGGAAAGAAAGGAACAGATATCAAGCGTTCTCTTTCAATCGAAGGTTCTATTTGCCCGGTAAACTTTGAATCTGTTGAGGTGGTAAATAAGATCGTTCCGACTTCTGGAATCAGTGCAAGCCCGGTTCTTTGTAGCAGTAATGTGTTCCATAATTGGAGAACTACTATTG